CGAAGTAGAGTCAGCCCAGCCTTTCTTTCTAGAACGGTTAGACATCTAGCCCGCAACTGTCTAACCCTTAGCCATACGGTTAGGGTTAGGCCGTAACGGGTACCCCCCCTTGTTGAATTGTGGCGCGGTGGTCCCTGTACTCCCCAACAAAATATATTTCCTAAAGTGAGATCCCATAATATAGCTCTGACCTGCGGTTATAGTATGTGTGATACAAGTCACATCTGTAAAACGGGAAATCACTTAAATTTCCTGCCTTATATATAGTAAGGGGTTTTAATAGGAAAAGCCCTGAGCAGTCAACGGTTGGCCTCTAGCGAGGCCCCTAGGCCGAGTACTAACTTACCCCTCAGTTCGCTGTAGCTCCCTCGGGCGCTAAGCCCGAACTGCTCCAGTATTTTAGTGGGGATAGCTCTATTAAAAATCTACCGAGACTAGTAAAGATGTAATCCGATTCCGGCCCGTCCCCCATAAATTTTAGGAGATCACGTGGCTGACAATAGTGCTGATATCGCCAAGAGAATCATCCTTGGTGCTGTAGCAGAGGGTATGACCATTGAGGCAGCTTGTGCCTCCGCCGGCAAATCTATTAAGACTTATGAGTACTACCGACGTACCGACAAGATCTTTACAGACAAGGTTGACCGAACACGCCTTGGTCTAAAGGATAAGTCCTTTGCAGCCTCCGACGTACACGACCTGAGCTTTCCAGACTTTCGCCAAAAGTACCTACACTCCCGCACTTTCCCACACCAGCAGAATCTGATTGATGTAATAGAAGGCCGAGAACCTGGCTGGCTACATCCTAGTATGAAGTACGAAAAGGGTCTGGCTAATAACAGAATCCTTCTTAACATTCCGCCCAACCACGCCAAGTCTATGACCGTGACCATTGATTACGTCACTTGGCAGGTTTGTCAGAACCCTAACTTTAGAGTACTCATCGTATCTCAAACGCAGCAGTTAGCTGCAGACTTTCTCTACGCCATCAAGCAACGCCTGACTCATCCAAATTATGAAGCACTCCAACAGGCTTACGCTGCTGGCGTAGGGTTTAACTCTAAGTCCGCTTCGTGGCAGGCTACCCGTGTTACCTTTGGTGATGAGCTTCGTGAGTCATCTGAAAAGGACCCGAACATCGAGGCCGTTGGTATCGGTGGTCAGATCTACGGTAAGCGTGCAGATATGATTATCGTAGATGACGCAGTAACTTTGAAGAACGCCAATGAGTTTGAGAAGCAGATTAGATGGCTTACCCAAGATGTGCGCTCTCGTTTGAACCCTACTGGTAAATTGATTATTATTGGTACGCGAGTATCTGCAGTAGATTTATACAAGGAGCTACGCTCCGAAGATCGCTACCCTGGCGGCCTTGTCCCTTGGACTTACCTTGCAATGCCGGCTCTGCTTTCTACAGACAATGACCCCGACAAGTGGGAAACCCTTTGGCCTGCTAGTGATGCCCCCTTCGATGGTCAGATGGAATCTGATAAAGATGAAGACGGCCTCTATCCTAGATGGAATGGTCGCAACCTTTACAACGAACGCCAAGCTATGGATGCAAGCACCTGGGCTTTGGTCTATCAACAACAAGATATCTCAGATGATGCCATCTTTGACCCAGTATGTGTGCGAGGCTCTATAGATGGTATGCGTAAAGCAGGTCGTTTGGTTCCTGGTAACCCAGGCCATCCGCGTGATGTCAACGGCTTTTCTTTTATTTGTGGTCTTGATCCCGCTATGGTTGGTGATACAGCCGTCGTTTGTTACGCTGTTGATAGGGCTACACATAAACGCTATATCGTTGATGCTATTAAAATTACTAGGCCAACGCCTGCTGCAATCCGTCAGCTAATCTTTGACTGGACTACCCTCTACTCACCTAGTGAGTGGATTGTAGAGAAGAACGCATTTCAATCTTTCTTAACTCAGGATGAAGGTATCCGTGCAAACTTGGCTAGCCGAGGAGTGCTACTGCGGGAACACCATACTGGAACCAACAAGTGGGACTCAGGCTTTGGAGTTGCATCAATGTCAACTTTGTTTGGCACCAAGCAATTCGATGGCAAGCACCACCGCGATAACCTTATTCACTTACCTTCAGATCAAACTGAAAACATTAAGGCGCTCATCGAGCAATTGATTACGTGGTCACCTACCACTAAAGGCAAGACCGATATGGTGATGGCTCTGTGGTTCTGTGAGATTAGAGCACGTGAGATGCTCAACCAAGGACTACACAAGACCCACCATATGAAAAACCCTTTCCTATCTCGACAAGAAGTAGGCAAACGAACAGTTATCAACATAGATGAACTGCTCGCAGAGAAAGACCGCACGTTCATCTAATACAAGGAGATAACAATGGCTAACGGATCAACAGCAGATAAGGCAATAAAGGCTCGTACTAAAGCATTTGAGGCTAAGAACTACGGTGGAGACTCACGTTCACTTGCAAATAAAATTGCTAAGACAGCAACTGGTAAAAATTTAACATACCAAGAAGAACAACGTGCTGGAAAAATTATTCAAAATCGTCGTACAAATGACACAGCACGTACTGCTGCTCGCGCTAGTTTTATTGAGCGTCGCACTGATAAGAAGGCAGCAAAGGATCGTATAAATGCTGCAGTCGGTGGTGGAGCACCAAAGAAGCAGACACCAAAAGCAACAATTAAGAAGGCAACTGCTAAGCCAAAGGCTTCATTTGGTGGCAATGCTAAGCAGAATATGAAGAAGACAGGCAAGAAGTAATGGCACAAACGAAGAAGCCTGTAGTCAAGGCAACAACTAAGCCAAAGGCACCTGTTAAAAAGAAGGTGCTAGTAATGCCAAATAAAATTTCTCCATCCAAGATGACACCTGCACAAAAGGCTCGTTACCTAAAGAACCCAGAACGCTACGACGGTTAATTAACTAAGTAAGGATTTAATATGGCTCAGTCAGGACAGTCAGCAAAAGCAATTAAAAAAGCAACTGACGCAAAACCTAAAGCAAGTGTAAAAAAACTTGTTAAAGATGCTGCTATCAATACTGCAATGGTTGTAGGACCTGGTAAGTTTCTTAAAGGTGCTCAAATTGCAAAAGCAGGTATTGCTGCTGCACGTGGTACAGGTGCTGCAAAAAAATTAACCACTGCAGAAAAAGCAATGGTTAAGGATGTTAAGTCTGTTGCTAAAAACGCTAAGCCTGGAAGCGTGCAAAAAATGATGGACAAATTGCCACTTGAACAAAAGCGAGCATACTCACAAGCATTAAGAAAAGCCATTCCTGATAGCAAAAAGGCTGCTGTTTACAAACCAACAAAACAAGCAAAACCACTAAAGTCTGTTAAAAGAACAACTGAACCAATCAATAAAAGAACAACTGAACCAATCAAGAAAAGCTCACGAACAGATGCTATTTTGGAACAACAATATGCAAAAGCAGTTAAGGCTACTAAAGCAGTTGGTGGAGATCCTAAAAAAGTTAAACTTACATACAATGGTAGAACTATAGATTACAACGGAATTAGGTAAGGACCCACATTGTTATCAGTCAAAGAAGTAGACGCTAAGCTAGCACGCTTACGTACGCGCTCATCAGCGCGAGATCAACGTATGCGTGATGTGCTCTCGGTGCGTCAGGGTGATATCTCTAAGGTATACCCAGCAATGTTTTCAGAGGAATACCCAAAGCCTCTGGTTGCAAACTTCATTGACGTAGCAGCACGTGACTTAGCCGAAGCAATGGCACCACTGCCATCTCTTAATTGCTCAGCAACTAATATGGTTTCAGATGCAGCACGCAAAGCAGCAGATACTAGAACTCGTATTGCAAACTTTTATGTAACAAACTCTGACCTACAACTGCAGATGTACACAGCAGCAGACTGGTATAACACCTATGGTCTTGGTATTGGTATGGTTGAGATGGATTACGATGACAACAATCCTCGTATCCGTATGCTCAACCCATTTGGTACCTACCCAGAGTTAGATCGTTATGGTCGCGTCTTATCTGTTACTCAGGTCATCGTTACCGATGCAGAGACGCTAGGGGCGCAGTACCCAGAGTTCTACGATTTAATCTTAGGTCGAAACCAGTATGGCCTTTCTTCTCCTTATATCTCAATGGTCAAGTATCACGACAAAGAACAAGACCTGCTCTACTTACCAGAGCGAAAGAACTTAGTCCTATCACGCACACCTAACATCTTAGGTAAACCAATGGCATCTGTCATTATGCGTGCATCCCTAGATGGTGAAGCACGTGGACAGTTTGACGATGTGCTATCAGTGCAACTTGCCCGTGCTCGTTTTGCAATCTTGCAGATTCAAGCAGCAGAAAAATCTATCCAAGCACCTATTGCTATTCCACAAGATGTGCAAGAACTTGCACTTGGTCCAGATTCCATTATGCGCTCTGCCAATCCACAAGGCATTCGCCGTGTTGCATTAGACCTACCACCTGGCATCTTTGCAGAATCTGGTGTACTAGAGCGTGAACTACGCCTTGGTGCTCGTTATCCTGAATCTCGTTCAGGTAACATTGACGCATCAGTTGTTACAGGTCGCGGTGTACAAGCGCTACAAGCAGGCTTTGATACACAGATCAAGGCAGCACAGGCACAGTTTGCTCGTATGTTCCAAGAACTTATCTCAGTATGCTTTGAAGCAGACGAGAAAGTCTTTGGTGGTATTCCAAAGACCATCAAG